CTTCCCCATCGAATACAGATACATTATGGCCCTGAGACAGTGCGTATTTTATAAAGTGTAAGTGTGCTTGTTGCATGGTTAAAACTCCTTGGTTATATATGGCCCCAGCTATCGCGGGGCCGTGGTTAATTATAACCGTTACGAACTGACGGTGTACAGCTATTTATAAGTAATTACTTAATAAACTGCCAATTTGGCAGTGCTTCGCCCCAGTAGCTGTGTTCTAATCCGGTCAAATACCAAACTAACCACTTAACCCGCTCCGGCGGGTTTTGTCGTTTTAGGAGGGCCGCACAATTGCCGCCACTAGATACAATGGGACAGTTAAAGAACCACCAATGGGAGACCGCCGCGCAGGTGTTCGTTGCTACTGGCAACAAAACCGAGGCATATAGACAGGCCGGTTATTCTACAAACATGACGGACAAAGCTATAAGCACCAAGGTTCAGAGAGTATTTAATAACGGGGCGGTATTGGGTAGGGTGGCTGAACTACAAGCGGAGCAAGCAAAGCTTCACGCAGTCACCGTTGAGAGCCTGACCGCGCAGCTTAGGGAAGACCGCCAGCTTGCATACTCTGTAAAAAACCCTTCAGCGGCAGTATCGGCGGTAATGGGCATGGCTAGGCTTCACGGGCTAGACAAACAGGTACTATCTGCTGACCCAATCAACCCGCCCAGCCTGATAAATATAGCGATAGTCGACAACACAGCTAAACGCCTCAATGGTTAACGTTAAAAGCCTTGATCTAACACTCGCAGCGCCCTTTGAGCCATTATTAAAGCCTTGCCGGTATAAGGTGGTATATGGTGGCCGTGGCAGTGGAAAGAGCTATTCCATAGCCATGTTGTTAGTGCTTGCGGCGTATAAAGAGCCATTACGCATACTCTGCGCGCGTGAAATACAAAAGAGTATTACTGACTCAGTCCATCAGCTTTTAGTCGATACGATTGACCGGCTTGGCTTACTTGGACACTTTGAAGTGCAGAAGACCCAGATACTGGGGCGGAACGGTTCGCGGTTCTTGTTCGAGGGTTTAAGGTCTAATATCTCCAAAGTTAAGTCGATGGAAGGCATTGATCGCGTATGGATCGAAGAGGCTGAGAGTGTCACTAATGCTAGTTGGGATACGCTGATACCTACTATCCGGAAGGATAATTCAGAAATATGGGTCAGCTTCAACCCATTAGATGAAATGGACGCAACATATCAGCGTTTTGTTGTTGAACCGCCCCCAGGCTCTTTTGTAGTTAAAGTTAATTACGATCAAAACCCATGGTTTCCTGAGACGCTAGAGGCTGAAAGGTTACACCTCAAAGAAAAGAACGCAGCGCTGTATGCCCATATATGGGAGGGTGACTGCTACGCCAACAAAGACGGTGCGTATTTTGCTGAACATATCATCAATAAGCAGATAAGCACCATCCCAGTAGATAGAGCATTACCGGTTAACACAGCTTGGGATCTGGGCATAGCAGACGCAACAGCCATATGGCTGTTTCAGGTGCAAGGCAAGTCTGTACGGTTTGTATCTTACTACGAGTCTAGCGGTGAGGGTATACAGCACTACCTCGATGCACTGGCAGCGTATAAAGAAGAACATGGCATCCAGTGGGGTCATCACATAGCGCCCCATGACATACGAGTAAGGGAGTGGTCAACAGGTCAAAGCCGTCAAGAGATGGCCGAAAACCTTGGTATAAACTTCGAGATCGCACCAAGTCTGCCGATTATTGATGGCATTGAATCAGTTAGACGCCTATTGCAGTCAGCATGGTTCGATGAAGAGAACTGTAGTGCTGGTATCAGGTCACTGCGGAACTACCGCAAAGAGTGGGACGATAAGCGCCAAGCATACAAGACTAAACCGCTACACGACTGGACTAGCCACTGTGCCGATGCAATGCGTTACTGCGCTGTATCCGCTGAACTGTGGGAGTCACAACCCGTACAAGCATTACAAACAACACGAATGAGACTAGCGGCGTATGTTGCTGGTGATTCATCAATAGGCTATTAAATGCACGAAGCTAACGAGTTCGACCAATACTATCAAGAGCAAGACGACAGCGAACAGTCTCAAAAGGCTGAACGTGAGATCGTAGAGCGTCTTCGTGTGTTCGGTGTAAACCTACAGGCCCAAGCAAACGACCAAGTACAGCGCAGATTCAGTATCGACGAACGCTGGTTAGACGATTTAAGACAGTTCAATGGTCAGTACGACAAGACCACAGCAGCCACACTGGCGGCTAGTGGGGGCAGTAAACTGTTCGTAAACATCACCCGCAATAAGGTAAATGCAGCAGAAGCCCGATTAATAGATATTCTATTCCCAACAGATGACAGGAACTGGGGGCTACAGCCCACCCCAGTACCCTACCTGTCTAAGCTATCCAAAGACAAAGACCCAATAAAGAACGAAGACGGTAGCCCATTTATTACAGAAGAGGGCGTACAGGTAGAGAAGCGTGACGTAGCACAAGGCGTGATGGAAGAAGCCAGAGAACGTGCTAATGGAATGCAAGAAGAGATAGACGACCAGCTAACCGAAACCAACTATAACTCTGTGAACCGAGATATGGTACACGATGCCGTGCTATACGGTACTGGTATCCTTAAAGGCCCAGTAATACTTGGCAAGACAAGGCAGAAATGGTCTGAGGTAGTAGACGACCAAGGCCAAGTGGCCCAAGTCATGGAAATTGTAGATGACCTAAAGCCTGGTGCTGAGCGAGTAGACCCTTGGGATTTCTTCCCTGATATGCAATCTCGTACAGTCCACGATGCTGAGTTTATATTCCAACGTCACTACATGAGCAAGAAGGCACTTAGAGAGCTTGCTGACAAGCCTGGGTTCCTACGCACACAAATAGCAGAAGTCTTGAAGAAAGACGCTGACAACAGCAATACAGCAACCCACCTACAAGAAATGCAGTCAATGGCAGGTATATCGTCTTATGACAACGGACGATTTGAAGTATGGGAGTATCACGGCCCAGTAGAAAAAGATGATCTATTAGCTGCTGGTGTAGATGTCGATGAAGAAGACGTGTTCACAGAGTACAGCGGTATCGTCTGGTTTAGTGAAGGCAAAGTGCTAAAAGCAGTAATCAATCCCGCTGACACAGGTGATATGCCATACAGCGTTTTCAACTGGGAAGGTGATGACACTTCGCTATTTGGTGTAGGCATTCCGTACCTAATGCGTTCAAGCCAAAAAGTATTGAATGCCACATGGCGAATGCTGATGGATAACGCAGGGCTATCAGTAGGCCCACAGACCGTGATTAACAGTCAGGTTGTGCGTCCAGCAGATGGTAACTGGCGTCTAACACCGCATAAGGTGTGGGAGCTAACAGACAAGAACGGCAATGTGAATAACGTGTTTGGATCGTTTGAGATTAACAGTCACATGACTGAGCTAATTTCTTTGTTCCAGTACGCCCGTCAGATAGCCGATGAAGAGACAGCATTACCCCAGATCGCTCAAGGCGAACAGGGTACAGCAACCGACACTGCTACTGGTATGTCGATGCTAATGAATAGCGCAAACACTATGCTTCGACGTGTAGTGAAGAACTATGATGACGACATAACCCGTCCATTTATTAAGCGGATGTATGACTGGAATATGCAGTTCAATCCGAAAGAAGATGTGAAGGGTGACTTCAGCATTGACGCCCGTGGCACAAGCAGCCTCTTGGTAAAAGAGCAGCAAGCAGCGAACTTAATGAACTTGATGAATATTGCCGCATCACCGTTATTGCAACCTTTAACAAACACCGCAGCGTTGTACCGCAAAGTGGTGTCATCCATGCAGCTTGAAGCCGATGAAATCGTAAAGACTACGGAAGAGATCGAACTAGAGCAACAAAAGCTTGAACAGCAGATGCAAGCTCAACAAGAAATGATGATGCAAGCCGAGCAGCAGCAAGGTCAACAGCAAGCGCCTACTGGCGACCCAATGGCCGAGCAGAAGCTAGCGTTAGAAGCACAGAAGATGCAGATGGACGCTCAGCTAAAAGGCGCTC